GCAATAAAAGGCGAAGCCGGGAGGCTTTTATTTTATTGCCCAGTTTCTTCATCTGGTTAAAATGAAGTCGGCTATCTAGCCAGCGGAGAGTGGAACTGGTCCTCTTCGTACGAAACCAAACCGAGCTCCCACCCGGTGAGGTAATCCAGTGGCAATGCGTGGGGGAGACCTCGGCCTCGGCCGAGTGATTGTGCAGAACGGGTGGTGATGTCAGCAATGCTCACCGTACATGTCCGTGCTAGGGAGAATGTCCTGTATCCAGCAGGAAGATATCCCGCGTGTAACGACTGCAAGCACTTTGTCTCCTACGTAGAACAGTCTATCACCTAGCGGCGCTGATCGGCCGATACAGTAGGTGGTGTGTAGGCTTGCCAGCCCGAACCCCGCCACAGACATAGCTTCCAAACGACTACACACACACAACACAGCAGAGTGAGCTAATCCAGCAGCTGTATTACCACATTACAGTAGATCAACTTTTGAATACTGTTCACGATCAAACAAACTACTTACTTCATCAAACCGCGAATCTTTATAAATAAAACATTTAAAACCAAAAACAATTCAAATGTCTTATCGTTCCAATTCTGTCTCTTTGCATTCTGTACACTCCAAGCAATTGCTTGGCTGTACCTCGATGTTGTTTGTTGAGAAGACCCGTGGTGGCGTCAATCTTAAGAAGAAGATGCCCACACGTGTTGAGGACGCTGGTATCCGTGCTTCCGGAAAACTCGGAGGTAAGGAGACCAGCGCAACTGCTTCAGAAGCCAGCCCTCTGGGCGGCCTCTTCGATGCAGTGAGCGCCCTTTCGATGGAATCTGCTGATCCTCAGTTCGGTAACCCATCGAATGTTCTGGAAGGTGAGAGTTATTCTGAGTTGTGTCTTACACAATCCATACTCTCGCGTATGCCAGACATCAACTTCAAGAACCCCTTCTTGGTTCAAGCACCAAGTGCTAAAGACCAGGTAGTCTACATGGCCTGGGGCTACAAGTTGAAGAGTTTGCCCAGTTCGCAGAAAGGCTCAGCTTACGCTGACAAGTATGCAGTAAAATTGTGGGCGAAGACCAACGAAGTGCGAGTGCAGTACCCTGTGATTGCTACATCTGTTGGCTACCGCAATAAGATAACCACAGAGTATGAGCAACGAGCGACCGGCAACCTTGTCACAACACAACGTGTGGACTCTCGCGAGTTCCAGGCCAGTTTTGATGAGATGAAAGGCTTCCCAATTCAGTTCAGGCTCGGTGGTAGCGCGAAAAGCGTTGATGGCGACAACCACATTGCGTGGTTGGTCATCGCCATCCTCAGGCTGTTTGCGCTTAAGCAAGCACAAGAGACCAATTCCCGAGGGCACATCACGATGTCTACTGCTATTGCTAGCTCACTTAGCATCAATCTCGAGGACATGGTACAGGCGCGGTCTTCTGCCAGCCACAGCGTAGCCACAGCTTTGGCTAACGCCTGGTTTGGCGCCGCTAAACCTGGTGGCAGGCCTGGTGCTGTGGAAGCCGTCCCAGACAAAATGTTTGAGATGGTGTTGCCTAGCACTGCTGCAGATGTAAGCGAAGTAGTGTATTTGGCATACCTTTCTGGTATGCTAGATGACTCTATGCGATGGAGGAACGGCGATGAGGAACTTGGGATCCAGCCGATGTTCTCGTCGATCCGCTCCTCCGCAACAGAGCGGATGAAAATTCCTCTTGTTAACGCATCTCGTGCGATCCCAATGGCAGATTTGCGAGGCTATGATTCTGATCTAGAGTTAGGCCGTGCTGAAGCTGTCTTCAACTCGTATGTGCGTCGACACGAACTGCAGAGCCAAGTGAATGTTGCTCGCAGGGTAGCACTATTGGCGATGCTCGATACCCACAGCAGCAAGAGTTCTCGTATGCTTCTCGGCTTACCTAAGCCTTGCCATGTCGTCGAGTACGATCTTTGGGTCGACCCCAAGCATTTCAGCACCTCCCCGCTGAGTCTCATCGCTACAAGCGAGAGTGCGGGTTTGCTTATGGCTTTGAGCCAAATGCAAGCTACAATGCGGAACGATATATTGGTCATGAAATTGATTGACCACCTCGAGAGTAAGGGCACACCAGTGCTTTCGTCTCTCGCCTACGAATCGCTGAGGGATTGGATCTATGATGCAATGCCCAGTGGATTCTCCTCTTGGTCAAGAGGGTGGTTGAGTACCGTGACAGGCACAAGCCCACCTGAAATCAGAAGGTTGGCAAACGATAGCGTGCATGGATTCTGGACTGGCTTGAATGCCACGCTCTTATCCGGCACAGTCCATGTGAGTGCAATGCTCTATTACGGGGAGAAGCCTCGAACTGGAGCACTCAAATACATCTGGGATGAGAACCAGAGGGTATCGCTTGCCAGGCAAAAATTCGTTACTGGTCCTCAATCTAAGGTCTTGAAGTTCCTGTACTCTGGTAAAGCCAACATTTTTGATACCAACCCCACCGATTGGATGCACTATCTTGCTGACTTCAGCAAGCGCCGTGACACTAGAAAGATTGACTCTTCTCTGGGTGTGCGGTCGACGAATACAGTTACCGGGGAGCCGCGTCTGATCTACCTTGGACTACGACCCGCAATTCTTCAGTACGAGGAGAGGATGGCCGAAGCGCAAGACGCATCTGGTATCGCATCTCACTACGAGCCAGCATTTGACTTTAACAGCGCCATTTCTTTCTCCTCCGCTGTCATGAACCTAGGGGCGAAGCCGAAGGATGGACGCCATGCAGATGATCCCGATACCCACGACGGAAACGCTCCCGTGCCTATGCCACGTAAGAGGTCCAATAGCGTCTCGGCCCAACTGGGTGTAGACAAGATCTCGCCAGCAGGGCGCTTATTCAGCGAGCTCTTCAAGGCCAAACCTAACAAACCTAAATCGCAAAGCGCAGATAGGCCAGATACAGGCAAATCTGAGAAGCTGTTTGAGCAAGGAGGTGTCGGTAGCGTACGCGCAACTTTAGTTCATGCTGCAAAGGATGCGCAACGCAATGGGCTTGCAGAGATCTTGCGACAGCTAAAGGTCGAATTTTCGTCACGTCTGGAAGATATTCCAGACCAACTCAAAAACCCCGAGTACGCAAAGGGAAGTGAGATACTCGAAATCGGAGTGGAGGAAGCCTTCGATAACATTGAAAAGCACTTCAACGCTCAGGATATTGAGTACACTTACGCTCCACTCGGAGCCCGAGACTATCGGGAGTTCGGCTCGCATGCAAGCATCCAGGCTGTCAAGGGCGATGGTCGCTGTGGTGTTCGATCACTGCAAACAGCTTCAGTAGTCAACAACTTGAAGCCTTATTTAGAGCTTGACTCACTCTTTAAGACTGAGTCTCAGATCATGGGTCTCCAGACAACGACTACAGCACCAGCAACCCATATGGCTGATGACTATAGCCTTGCGAGCGTCGCAGCCGAGTACGGCTTCTCAGTATGTATTGTCCATTACCATGGCAACATCAAGAGAAACCAGAAAGGTATCCGTTTTTACAAGCCACGAAATGTTAAGAATCCCCGCGTACTTTACGTCCACTTGAAGGACTCCCACTACGATGCGTTAAAAGTTGACAACAACCTCAAGCCAGTTCTCGGTGCTGAGAATGCATCGCAAGTGCTCGCCTGGTTGAAAGACAGTGCTGAGCTCGCACACTTGGGCGCATCAAACCAGAGTGACGCTGACAGCGACTCTGACTCTGGACTAGCCCGAGAGAGTAAGCCGCAGCAATCTCTCGCTAAAAACTTGTCTTCTCTCAAGGATAGCGAGAGTGAGTCAGCATCTTCATCAGACGATGAATCCCCACCAATGCCAGCACCTAAGGCTGAAAAAACCCAAGGTGGCGCTTCACGCAAGAAGCGGAGCAACAGGAAGACAGCTCAACAGATGAACGCTCAGAGGGAAGCTCAAGAAGAAAAAGTCTTCGAAGATGCACAGGTGTACAACCAGCGCATGTCAGAGCCGTCTTCAGGAGCGGATAGCGGCCCCTCCACCCCAGTAGACCGAAAAGCTCCTCTGGCGGCAACCCGCACCGTGGTTGGCCTAGATACAGGCAAGACTGTAGCCGAAACTTCTTTAGCCAGGACCACTACTACACCGGTTAGAGCTAACCGCAATCACCTCTACGCATTTGAGAAGGATGACGGAAACAGCTTAGCAATGGTCACCGCACTAAGAGAGACTTTCGAGCAACTGCAATTAGACAGCGAAGGTTCTCTTTCTGTAAACGAGGTAGAACTCCGCATCGTCCGGGAGTGCCGGCGCTTTGTCCGAGAAGACCAATGGGCAGGAACTGTATCAAAGTACCGTATGACAGAGTTCATCACACAGATCCCCCACTCGATTAGGGGTGCCACAAGCATAGGCCGCTTCCGACTCTGGAAGTACCTCGAGACTCTACCTGGTGTTGATACCAAAGTAATCAGAGCAGTCTCTTCACTTGCGCTAGCTGCAGGGACTACCTGGGATTACATGGCACAAGACCACAGCGTAGGAGAAGATGAGCTAATGTATTACATTATCCATGCACAGCTTTCTGCAGTTACGATAGACTTCAATGCTGTCTACTACGGCCTCCCGAACACCAAGAAGGTAGTCGGATATACCACCTACGAGACAGGGTGTCGCCACAACATTCACGCTGAAAACACCGTCGTATTCATTCGGCAAGAAGGGCATCTCTGTGCCCCATACATCACGAGGAAGTCTGCAGACTCTCTCATCCTAGAGATGAAAGACATCAGCAACTACTCGAAGCTCCACAGCACTATGGATGATCCTACCGAACCGTCTTTCCTAGCTCCGACAAGAAGCAAAGAATTGTGGGTGCAGTCCGTAAATACTGAAATCGCCAAGATGGGTGCCACGTCAAGAAGGTTTTCTAACCTCAAGTGCGATCAAGCATATTGGGAGAAAGCTTTGCCCAGTCGTACATGCATTGGTTCAGATCCAGACGACACAGCTGAGAACAACATCGAACTCCTGTCATGTTTTGCTGACTACCTTGGTTGCCCTGACGACGTCTCATTCTTCAGAACAGAGGCAATCGATTGGCTCGTACGAGTCATCGGCTGGGTACCAGCAGACCAGTCTTGGTTTGGAGCCGAGACCGTCATGCTCCTCGCGTTGCACAGAGACTTCCGAGTTTGGGTTGTCGAAGACACACCTGACCTCTCCATCCACAACCTCGTGGAGCATAAGTCCTCTAAAACGCAGAGTACACTCCCACTGATTATGAGTGTCCAGTCTGGTAAGCTTAGGATGCACCAGCTGAACTTACCCGCACGAGCAGGCTCTTCAATGGAGAACCTAGCACTAGCATGCTTACAGCATAGACACAATGGCACTTACCCAGAGCCGAGTGAGCCAACCCCCACCCTCCCTACACCACAAAGACCAGACGACCTGAAACTCAAGAACCCCATGCAAGGGCACCTCCTAGCCTGGGTCATAGCAGGTAGTACTCTTATAGTTACTGTAGGCTTAGGTGTCGTTTCTTATCGCCACCGGAAGCAGATCAATGGGTTAGTCAAGAATGTGCGAGATATGTGGAAGGGCACGTCTGTCTACACAGCTAGTATTAGAGCATTGGAAGAGGTCCAGGACACAGAGCCGTTGCTCGGAGATCAGAACACACCATTCACGAAGGACGCGCAGCCTGGCCCTCTCTCACCGTACTACGAGGATTTCCAACAAGCCATCGGAGTCAAAGACCACTTGTCGGATGCCGGCTCTGTTCGCAGCTTGCGAACGGTACCAATAGGCGACCATAGTGTGTTCGCTACAGGACGCTGGCCAGGCATTGTCTTGTTCAAAAGATGGTGGGGTAATGCAGGAGAAGCAGTCCACAACTAAGTTATAGCACGCAGCCGTAACTTCCGGGAATAGCCGGACAAAATAGCAGAAACATAGTTTTCATACGAGTCAAGGGTTAGTCCCAAAATTAAGTCCCAAGAGACCTACAAATAGC